GAAGCCGAGGCAGGTGATGGCGAATGATCCGGGCGAAAGTGGCTTACCTGATCGCGGAGGATCCGAAGGCCCACGGCATTTTTGACGCGCCGGCGGAGACGATGCGGACGGTTTACTGCACCGAAAAAAGCGTTGGGCAGACGGAAGTCTACCAGGCCAATGCCGTCGGGCTGCGGCCGGAGCGGAAGCTGATCCTGGCGCATGCCTTTGAGTATCACGGCGAGAAACAGCTGGAGTTCGGCGGGGAACGTTACGCAATCGTCCGGACCTACGTGAACGAAGGCGACCAGATGGAGCTGACGATCCAGAAGGGGAACGCGGCGGAGGTGACCGGGGATGTATGAACAGCTGAAGGCCCTGCTGGGAGCCATTGACGGCATCCAGTTCGCGGAATACGAATGGGCCACGCGGCCGCATGGCAACCACGGCACCTACCAGATCGACTTCCATGTGGACAGCGACATCGGGGATGACGGACACATCGACCAGGCAGAGGAAGGCAGCGTGGACATCTGGACCGCAGGCCGCGGGGCGGATATCGCCGCAGCGGTGGAAGCGGCACTGGAGGCTGTCTGCGGCGGGAGCTGGTACAAAAACCTGGAAGAGGTCGACCAGGAGACCCGGATGCTCCGGCGGGAGTACGTATTCCAGATGGAGGCGGTTTGATGGCCGGAGGCATGCAGACAAACGGTACGGAACAGCTGATCAGCATGCTGGGCCGGCTTGGAGAAGATGCGCCGAAGATTGCGTCCAAAGCGCTTTACGCAGGGGCCGCTGTGGTGGCGGACGCCTACAGCAAGGCAGTGGACAGCATCAAAACCGCGCCGCGCCGGCATGATGAAAACGGGAAGCGCCTTCCCACACCGGAAGAGAAGGAAGCGCTGCGGGCCACCGGGATTGCGAAGTTCCGGAAGGATCAGGACGGCGTGGACACGCTGGTGGGTGCGGCTGAAGGCTACGCCATGGTGAAGGGAAAGCGGAAAGCCATTAAGCTCCTGGCGCGGTCCATCAACCACGGGACTCATTTTATGAAAGAACAGCCGGTGTTCCGGAGGGCATCCAGCCAGAGCCGGACACAGGCGCAGAACGCGATGGTTGAAAAGGCGGATGAGCTGATCAACCAGATTGCGAAATAACGAACGGAGGGAAAACACATGGCTTATATCGGCATGCGGTATCCTGTCGCGGCCCCGATCAGCGCCCACACGGATGGCAACGCCATCACCTACGGCACGGGCTTCGTGATCGGCAACGCCGTGCAGGCCAGCATCAATTTCGAGGTGAACGACAACCCCGACTACGGTGATGACATCATCATCGACAACGACAGCGGGATCAACGGCTACAGCGGCACGATTGACGTGAACGCCCTGTCGGCGACCGTCCGTGCGAGCCTGCTGGGCTGGAACGCCGTCGGCACGACCGTGACCCACTACGAGGTGACGGATGAAGCGGCCCCGAACGTCGGCTTCGGATTCATCCACATCTCGCAGCTGAGGGGCACGAAGTCCTATGAGGCGTACTGGTTCCATGATGCACAGTTCTCGCAGCAGAGTGTGACCGCCAGCACCAAGGAGCGTCAGATCACCTGGAACCATCCGCAGATGAACTTCCAGGGCAAGGGCGTCTACCTGGACAACAGCGGCAAGGCGAAGTACTTCGACTGGATGAGCTTCGATACCGAAGCCGCCGCGAAGACCTGGCTGAACACGCGGGCGGGTATTACCTAATCATCACACAGGGGCGTCCCTCCGCGGGGCGCCCCGATTTTCTGGTATTCAAAAGGAGAGAGAAACATGGAACAGATGGAGAGCGCGGCGCACATTGAGATGGCCACGGAAGCCCATGAGGAGGACGGCCGCTTTGTGCCCGGGAAAGTGAAGAGCGCTTCCGTGCGGATCGGCGGTCGGGAGATTCCGCTGCGGTACGACATGCGGGTGCAGCTGCAGGTGGAGGAAGAGCTGGGAACTGACTTCTACGAACTGCAGAACAAACTGAACAAGGACAAGAAAAGCACGAAAACGGTGATCGGCGCCATCCGGATCCTGGGGAACGAGGGTCTGAAGGCTGCCGGGGAGACGCCGGACCTGACCGATGACTGGCTGATGGACAACATGGTCCCGGCCCAGATCATCAACTACCGGCTGGCGGCCATGGCTGCGCTGGTGGCCGGGTGGTACATGGAGACGGACAACAGCTACGAAGAAAAGCAGGACGTTGTCCTGAACGAAATCCGAAAAAAAAACGAGAATACAGAATCACCTACCGGAAGGCAATCGGCTACGGACTGATTGCCGGGCTCCGGTACGGGGAAATGCAGGACATGCTGCCGGGTGAGGTCCTGGATTACTTTATATACCGGCGGGAATATGACGACATTCAACACGGCATAACGAGGGAGTGAGGACATTGGCGGACATCACCACAAAAATGAGCGTGACTGGCCTGAACGAATACAAGCGGGCCATGAACGATGCCAAAGAGTCCGTCAAGACGCTGGACTCCGAGCTGAAACTGAATGAGGAACAGCTGAAGCTCAACGGCAACGCTGAGATGTACATGTCCAATAAGCTCGCGCTGCTGAAGAAACAGATCGAAGAACAGAAAAAGGTCGTTGCTGCTGCGGAGCAGGCGCTGAAGCAGATGAAGGACAACGGCGTGGATCCGAACAGCAAGGCCTACCAGACCATGCAGCGGAACGTCTACCAGGCGGCCACAAAGCTGACCAGCATGAAGACGGAGCTGAAGGCTGTCGAGACCGGCGCGGACAGTGCCACGAAGAAGACTTCCGGCATGAACGAAGAGCTGCGGAGCGTCGGGAAGGGCATCGCCTGGCAGAACGTGACGGAGGGCCTGAAGGATATCACCCGGCAGCTTGAGAGCGGAGCCAGGGCGGCTGTGAACTTCGGGAAGAAGGTCGCCAAGAGTGCCATGGACTCCACGGAGTGGGCGGACGATGTGCTGACCCGGGCCACCAAGTACGGCGTGGACGCGGAGACGGTCCAGCGGATGGACAACGTGGCAGAGTTCATCGACACGGACGTGGACACCATTATCGCCGCCAGGAGCAGGCTTGCCAGGAACAAGGACAGCCTGGGAGACCTGCTGGGGCTGGATGCCAACGGGAAGACCGTTGACGAGGCCTTCTGGGAGGCCGGGCGGGCAATCGCCTCCATGTCGGACGAATGGGAGAAAGAAGAGGCCGCGCAGAAAGTTTTCGGGCGCGGATGGAAGGAACTGCTGCCGCTGTTTACGGCCGGGCAGGAGAAATACCAGGAGCTCATGGAGTCTCAGTCGGTCATGAGCAATGAACAGGTCGAAAAGCTGGGGAAGGCGGACGACGCCATCAAAAGCATCCAGCAGCAGTTCGACCTGATGAAGAACCAGTTCTGGGCGGACAACGCGGACAAGATCATCGAGCTGATGCAGTGGATCATGGACAACAAGGACGGCATTGTGACCGCCCTGACCGTGATCGGCGGGGCTTTTGCCGCCATGAAGATCGGGGAGTTCGCCAGCAACGTCGGGAAGGCCGTCAACGGGATGAAGGACCTGCTTCACCTGGGCGGACAGTCCGCTGCGGCCTCTGCAGGAAGTTCCGGAGGGAGTGCTGCGGCGGCCGGAAGCGGAAGCGGATTCCTGGGAACAGCGGCCGGGGCAATTAAGGACTTCTTCATCGGCGGGGCCGGGACACAGCTGGCGGTTGTGGCTGCAGCGGTCGCGCCGGCGATCATTGCCCAGAACGCCGACTATGCCAGGAGCGAGGAAAAGCGGGCCAGCCGGGTTCAGAGCGCCGGAAATGCCAACACGCCGGACGCGCAGTTTCTTAGGAAGGCCGCGGAGGCGCTGGTGCTGAGGAACGGGGAGAACAAGGACTTCAGCGGAATCGAGAGCCTGCTGATGGGGCTTTCCGCCCGGCAGAACCAGGAGAAGGCAGAGCTTTACAACGCAATCAGCACCTATGCGCCGTATGCCGGCGGGGACTTTACCTGGAATCGGCTGCAGAAGTACTGGAACGGCGAAGAGATGGACCTGGTGCAGGTGGACGAGCTGCTGGAGAGCGTCACCAACGCGATCCAGGCGAAGGTGGATGCGGAGGGCGCCCCGAAGGTGGAGGTTGCTCCGGAAGTGCCGGACGGCGCAGCTGCGGACATCGCCAGCCAGATCGGCACGGTGCCTGTGCAGGTGTCTCCGCAGGCTTCCGGGCTGACGGTGCCGGGGCACGCCAACGGTCTGCCTTTTGTGCCGTATGACGGCTACCTGAGCGTTCTGCACAAGGGTGAGCGGGTGCTTCCGGCAAGCATGAACCGGCAGTACACATACAACAGCAATACCTATTTCGGCAGCGTGAACCTCCACAACGGGCTGGAGGTGGACGCGCTGACGGAGAGCATCGAACGGAACAACCGGAGGAAGCGCAACGGCTACGGCGCCAACTGAGGAGGGACCTGAGTGATTCACTATTTCATCTGGAAAAACGTAGACAGCCGGGTGATGTTCATCCGGGTCCCGAACCGGGTGCCGGTGATCCGGCCGGAGGAGCGCGTGGAGCACGTGACGATCCCCGGACGGCCCGGCGAGCTGACAGTGACCGAAGGCGTGGACATTTATCAAAGCTACATCCAGACGGTCACCGTCACGGTGGTGGGACACACCCACGTCAGAGACGCGGAGGAATGGCTGCGGGGCGAGGGATTCATCACCTTTGACACCCAGCCGGACCTGAAGCAGAAGGCCAGGATCATCGGGGCACTGACCTTTGAGAAGCACAGCCGGAACCTTGATTTGTGGCACGCGGACGTGCAGTTCTACTGCGAACCGCTGAAGCGGATGCGGACGGATCCGGCGGCCATCGTGCTGGATGAGAGCGGCACCACGGTCACGAATCCCAGCGTGCTGACGGCAAAACCGAAGATCGCGATAACCGGCAGCGGGGCGGTCACCGTCAGCGCCGGAGGCAAGACGCTGACCATTCCAAGCTGCGTGGACGGCTGGGTGATCGACAGCGAGAACGAATGGATCCTGCAGAACGGCGTTCCGCAGATCGGGGCCTGCAGCGGGAGCTTTCCCGTGCTGGCACCCGGGGACAACACGGTTCTGTTCACCGGGGCGACCGGCCTGACGGTGACGCCGGAATGGCGGTTTATCTGATGAATTGAGAAGGGGTGATACTTTGATTCAGCTCTATGCAAAGGGAACGACGGATTTCAGCGTGCGCGGGATCACCCTCGCGGCGCTGAAGGGCAGCGTAACTTTCCAGGACAACGGACGGTTTGACCTGGACGTGACGGTGCCGGTGCAGGAGAACATCAGCTTCGACTACGGAATGATCCTCCGGGCCAGCGTGCCGGAACAGCACGTGCCGGCGATCACGCTTGGGACGGTCAGCTACTACACCGTGACGGCCTCCGCGGGGAGCACGCTGTGGAGCGCGGTCCCGACCCGGAAGTGGGTCAGCTATCAGGAATGGACGGCGCTGCGGTCGGTCAAGATCTACGCGGTGGGCGACAAGGTGACCTATCTGAAGCAGAACTACCGGATGATCGCGCTGGATCCCGGCAG